GGGGAACATTTTTTTCTATGTCTCCATAAACCAGACCGCTGCTTATAGGTCTTATAACAAACATCACAGGTGAAAATTTCGGTAGTTTTTGGGAGCGTTGCCTCGCGTTGCCGATTGTGCTTTTGGGTTGCGCAGTGTTGGTCCCATAGATATTTTTTAGAGCATTTATAATCACATTTTTTACAATGAAAATCAGGAGCATATTTTTTCATATTTTTGGTTGCTAAATATGCCATATATAGGCAACAGAAAATATGCTTAAGTTTTTTCCATTATTTTATTTCTAAAAAAGTATGGTAAGCGACTGAAAAGTAAAAATTTGGTAATTACACCATTATGCTGTGAAGTCATTTTTTAAAAATTTAATTTTTTTTTTTTTCAATTCTCATTTGTTAAAATGGAAATTGGACATTTATAAATGTCCATTTTCGGAAAATCCATTTGAGAATTGAAAAAAAAAAAAATTAAATTTTTTAAAGAAACAATCATATATTTAAAACATATTATTCAATATATTAATATTATCACACATATAATCGTTTAAGATTGAACATAAATAATATAGAATTTTATTTATAGTCATATAGTAATGGTGGAAGGATTTGACATGGACCTATTGATGAAATCTCTAGAACGTGACGAAAATGATTGTCTAATGAATTTAGATTCATCAAAAATACAGCAAATAACCAATGATATGCTTCAGAAATTAAGATTACCTAGAGAGAAATTGAAGAAAATGAACAAAACACTAAAACAATATAGATTTGTCGATGAGATTCCAGATATTAAATATGGCGCATATGTAAGATGGATAAATCTCAACTCGACAGAACTAAAATTAACTAATGGAGGAATTATTTGTGATATTAAAATAGTAAATGACGATGTGATGATTGTCTGTAGAAATACAATGGGTCGTTTTTTTCAGTTCAAATTAAATGAATGTTTAGCTTTTCAAAAGATAACAGACCAGGAAAAGGTGCTTCTCTCGGCATTAGACTATTTAAAAACATAGACTACCGTTTTTTAACAGGTCGTTTCTTACGCGTCGCCTGTTTTTTATACCTTGCTAAATTTTTATTAGTGCCCTTCATAGGTATAAATCTGGCACGTTTTTTACAACGAAATCCAAAACTTTTAACATTCTTATTATGTAATACACTTTTTTTACAAACAGCAATCGCGTTTTGCTCTTTTTTTAAAAGAGGTGTTATTTTTTTGATACATTTACAGAGTTTGTTTGCCAATATGTCTTCTGCCAATATTTTTATCTCAGATTTCCCCATATTCACAATATTTAATTTATAAAATTTCATAATATTTAAATAATCTGTGTGTGATAAAGACATCACTACTATATATATATTTTTATATAAATTATTGTATATATATATTATATATTCTACCCATAATGTCAACGAATAACATTGTCGTATTTGACCTCGATGAAACATTGGGGAATTTTACACAATTAAGTATATTCTGGGAAGCATTAAATAAATACCACAATACAACTCTATCAGAAGACTATTTTTTTAAATTATTAGATACGTTTCCAGAATTTCTGCGTCCTAATATTTATAATATATTGAAATATCTACTCAAACAAAAACGCAATAACAAATGCGATAATATTATGATATATACTAATAATCAGGGAAATAAAAAGTGGGTCACTATGATCACAAGGTATTTTGATATGAAATTAAAACAACAAACATTTGACAAAATAATATCCGCATTTAAGGTAAGAGGTAAACAGATTGAGCTATGTAGAACAACACATGACAAAAGTGTTAGTGATTTATTTCGTTGTACCAAAATACCCGAAAATACACAGATATGTTTCATTGACGACCAACTTCATCCACTAATGAAACACGATAACGTATACTATATAAATGTTAAACCATATAATTATTCAATAGACTTTGAAAAGATGACAGATACCTATTATACACACAATATTAAAACCGGAGACAAGAAAGAATTTATTAAGTTTATGACTACACATATGAATAAAAGTGGATATTTATCTGAACCAATAAACATAGATGAACATAATGTAGATAAAATAATAAGCAAACAATTATTAATTCATCTCAGAGATTTTTTCAAGTCGAAGAACAAAACTAAACGTGTAAAACGCAATAGGAAAAACAGAACAGTAAAACTATGATATTCACACGTTTGCAGGTAAAGGAATCATCGCATATCTCGATACAACGTCAATAATCGACGTTGATAGTAGCAAGAATACTCCCGCCGTAAACGCAATATTTCTATCAAAACGAATATCCTCTTTTGATATTTTGTGGTTATTTGTAAATGGATTAAACCTAATTATAAGAAAGATACAAACATAATATCTCAGTAGAGACCGTAATTTTATAATATATGACGGTGTTATATGATAAATACCACTAAGAGATAACGCAAATAAAAAATATGATATATATAGAGTTACAATAAAAACCCTCTGATACATTTTTTTCCCCATATGATATTAATAATATATTATTTTTATAATATTAATATCTCCTAGTAAATTCAAAATGTTTATAACAACATCCATAACAAGAACACATAAAACACATACCAAATGCACCCGGAATAAATATAAATATTGCTTTTGCTACATCAATATTATCAAAATAATGCCTATGCGTAATAGCGATAATGAACGCACCTAATTGCCATGTAATCCCCAATAATATTGATATTTTAATAATTCTGTTAACTATTTCATATAATTTGTTCAGACATGAGTATTCTTTAACATAATTTGATTTATCATTATCATCGACAACCACAACTAAAGATGCTTTATACCAATTTTCTTGACGACACAGAGGACAATTCGCCAATAATCCATTCTCTAACATTGAAACAGAGCAGTTTGAACATACTTTACCGTCATTACATAAAGTGCATGAAATATACGCGAGGTCAGTGTTTATATCCTCAATACATACACAACATCTTAAACCCTCTTTTTCTGATTCATTAGTAGATAGAACTGGTGTATTCGTCATTGTTGTTATTATATTTCAATATATCATATCAAATTCAATTTAAAACATTATTATATATATCCAACGTTCTAGCACTACAATCGTCAGTATCGACATATTTCGGCATCCAAAAATACGGTATACATTTTTCAGTATTAGGATACAATTCCTCATATATCTTTCGATAATACATTTGTTCCTTTGTTTTGGGCGTGTTATGAACCCATTTCGTATTGAATGTAATATCCATAGACGCTACCTTCGAACGAATAATTTCAAACCATGAACCGGAATCTCCCGAGACACCATCACTGAACGCCTCTTTTGTTCTCCATAATATATCGTGGGGTAATAATTCAGGATATACATGTAATACAGACTCTCTTAGCAACTGTTTTTCGCAGATATTATTTGATATATTAGATGAAAGAGGATTTCGCAGATTAATTGGTAGACTGAGGTAATAATTAACAAACGTTCTGTCTAAAAATGGAGTTCTTGGTTCTAATCCATGTCGGGATATACACCTATCTGATCTAAGAATGTCAAACGTGTGTATATTCTCTAGAAGATTTCGACACTCACAATCCAATTCTATAGAGGACGGTGCTTTCAAACAATATAAGTAACCACCCGTTAGTTCGTCGCTACCATCACCATTAAACACCACCTTCGCATCTGTTTCTTTTGATATATATTTACCAATAAGGTAGTTTCCAACACTCGCCCTCACTGTCGTTGTGTCGTAGCTTTCGATGTTTTCAATAACCTCGGGTATGGCATCAAATAGCTCATCTGCAGTCATTACAATTTCTGTATGCGTCGTGTCTAAATATTCTGCAACCTGTTTAGCCTTTTTCAAATCCTGCGACCCCTCCATCCCAATACTGAATGTTCTCAATTCACCATTATAGTGTTTTTTTACGAGTGCGGTTATTATGCTACTGTCTAATCCACCAGACAATAAACAAACAATAGGTCTTTCACACGTTCCTACAACACGTTTTATAACTGCCTGTTCAAGATGAAATATAATATTTTTGAATATACTATTCAAATCGTTATGATAATTAAAGTTAATCATCGTCGCTGGGAAGTTGGTGGATATATAACGCTTATTTTGGAGGATAGGTTTCCATTCCGCATTAACCTTAAAATCAATAGTATATTCTGAATATGTTCCAGGTGAGAATGGTTTTATAGAATATGGTCTCATAACTGAGTAATTACACTTAGATATATTATTAAGCTCTGTATATGAGTTATTCCATACCAATGGAACTTTACCATTTATAAAAGGATGTAGCGCCTTCATTTCTGACGCAAAACCCACAATATTTTCACGAGTTATATTTGTATCGTTAATATGGTTTACAAACGTATCGTTAACATTATCCCTCTCGAAAACAAATAGGGGTCTAACGCCAAATGGATCTCTTGCTACAAAGACTTTAGGGTCGTCAATGACGCTCCGATTATCAAACAAGATAAATGAGAATACGCCATCCAGCATGCGAAGAGTCTGCTGTATTCCAAAACGAATATATAGGTGTATAATAATCTCGCAATCAGACTCTGTTTCTGTGACAAAGTCATAGCTGGAATAAAGCTCTGAATATAATGACCTATAATTATATATTTCTCCATTACAAATCATTGTGACACCACAAATAGTCATCGGTTGACTTGAATCATTATTCAGTCCATTGATTGCTAGTCGCTTAAATCCAAGGTATAATTTGTCGCTATAATAAATCTCTTTCGAATCCTCGGGCCCTCTAGCATTTAATTTGTCAAATGCATCTTTTATAAGTGTTTTTTTAAAAGTTGTCTTATTGTTTAAGAGGGCCAAAATTCCACACATTTATTTTATATAGTGTTATCTTTTTATATATATAAATAAATCTCTAATGATATTATATTATGCAAAAACATCCAGTATATATCAAACATATAGAACGCGTTGAAGATTTAAATAGTCGTATATTCAGTCGTAATATTCCGTCTGGAGAGATCCAGCCATGTATTAACACCCGTCCCGTCCCCACTAAATATTCTGTAATGCCCATTATGGATATGAGGAAAGAGTCATCTGTTGAGTTGAAAAAAACACAACCACATAATGTTAGCGAAACATTCAATCCTGGTTCTGCGAAGGGTCCTTGGAGTGGGTTTTCATCAAATATTAACAATGAATCTGTTTTACGGAACCAGTTTTTTGCAATACAAAAATGCGATAAATCTGTATATGTTCCCTCGTCGTCTAGTGACATGTATGAAGTAACTGTCGGGGGGAGAAACGAAGTTCAACCGTTCGCAGAATTATTTAGAAAGCCTGATTTAGGGTCATTTAATCCAAATATATACAATGTCGGTAATAATTTTTTCGCAAATAACACAAGACAGCAATTGAAAGATGTTTAAATAATTATATTATTTTAAATGTAATTATTTAATGGAGACGGTAAATAAGGATATTCTTAAATATTTTTCAAATCCATCTTATCAGACAATTAAGAGTTCAGACATCGCAGAGATTAATCAAGACGACAAAAAGTTTTACAGAAAGCGTGTATTAGCTATGGGAAAAGATATATATGCTGGTAATCATTACAATGATATTCTTAACGAGTCATTTGACAATTTTATTTATTTAGCAATTAACCATTGTCAAATGATTGATAAGCGGGATTTGTTACAGGAAGATTACCCAAATGTCGATGTCAAAAAGGGAAATACCGAAACATTGAATGATTTTGACATGGACAATACAAACAACGATGTTATGAGACATAATAAACCAAGGGGCAAGACACTCGATGGATTCGTAACGATAACAAGTACAACCACTGAGAATAAATTCATACCCATTCACCGTAAAGTTAATTTAAAACAGGATAAGTTAAAAACTAAGGGTATTAAAACTAAGGGTATTAAATCGAAGGGTATTAAAACTAATGAAAAAGATAAAAATGTATGATTAATTTATTATGGACAATCAACGACGCAATCATAGAACTTACAAACGCGAATTAAAGAAACACGGTAAGAACAAAGATAAGCGCCACCATAATAGAATGACAAAAAAACTCACAAAAGTAACGTGTAGTCCGTCTAGTAAAAATAAAAACAATTATACGTGTTATAACGATAAATCGCTACACAAATTGAAAGGTCTATGGAACAAGAGACATCCAGATGATAAAATATTGTCTGGTAACGAGCGTGATATATGGAGTAATTTAAAAGATAAAATGAGCGACGCGTGTAATAATGAACAGTGTTGGTTAAAACAAAAATTTGTAGAGCACGAGTTAACACCTGAATTGACTACTTACACGTTTGCACCAAAAGCTCCCAAGAAATGGATTAAAAATCCACGCGAATGGCTGAACAGTAGTGATATTACAAATGTAATGAAACAATACGAAAACGAATTCAGTGAGTTTGAGTTTATTGGACCATCACCCATAGACTTTGATGACAAGGATAGCGATTCTTGTGTATGGCCAGATATTTGTAATTTCAAATTAAGTGATAAGATTCGCGATAATAAGAAGAAAATCGGTTTTATATTTAATCTGGATCCGCATTATAAGGGTGGTTCACATTGGTTTTCTATTTTTTTGGACATTAAAAACAACTTCTTATTATTTTTCAATAGTACAGGCGATGGTCCGGGTAAGGAAACAACTATTTTAATGGATAGAATTATAAAACAGTCTACCGATATGGGAATCAAATTAAAGAAATTAATTAATAAAAAGTCTCACCAGCGCGAGAATACTGAATGTGGAATATATTGTCTTTATTGTATTAGCGAGTTAGTGACGGAGAATAAAAAGCCCGACCACTTTCTACATACGAGGATTAGTGATAAAGAAATGGAGGAATTGAGATATAATTTCTTTAGCAAACCGAACAATGATAAAGATGATGATAAAGATGATGATAAAGATGATGATAAAGATGATGATAAAGATGATGATAAAGATAAAGATAAAGATAAAGATGATGATAAAGATGATGATAAAGATGATGATAAAGATGATAAAGATGATGACGACGACCAAGACGATTATGAAATAAATAAAGTTTAAAAGAATACAACCATTCTATATTATGTCATTGTTCACTGATAACTCAAATAAACATCTCATATGGAATATGCTATTAGATAATGGAACCTTTAACAAATTAACAAACGAACAGAAACCACATATAACAAAGCGGTTTGATGAAATAGTAGCGGAGATTAGTTTATCTGACCCACTAGAGACATTAGTAAATAAGAATAAGCAGCTTATATTAAAGCTTACAGAAGAAGCAAACACATTATATAACTCTACAACAAGAGATAAAAAACCTCCTATTACGTCAGAGGAGATAATAAACATTAGACAAGAGGAATTTTCAGACGGTCTTAAAAACAAGCAGAGCGAGTTTGATACGTTTATGAACCGACCCCCACCCAACGACATAGATTTCTCGGACAAGGTGGATATGCCAATCGGAAATAATCTTGATTCAATGATGACGCAAGCGATGGCGAATAGAGAGATTGACCTAAATACCAACTTTCCACCAACACAATCTAAGATAAGACAACCATCAACCAATAGGTTTGTAACAAACCTTGTCATAGGCGATTCGGTCGATATTTCTGGAACACCGATAAAGGTTGAAACCGATGAAAATATTATAATCGCATCTATAGTTGAAAGGTTGTCTGTATTGGAAGATACACAACAAAAAATACTAGAACAATTAAATACAAAATATACAAGTATTATTGATAGTAATAGTGACTAAGAATAAATTATACAATATTTAATACATGTTAATTAAATATTGTCATTAAATATCTCCTTGGCTTTACAAAAGACATATGTTTTGATAAGTTCGTGAGGACTGAGAAGATTATCTGCGAGTTCCTCATTAAATTCTATATTCCAATGATGTTTTATAAGCACGAGAATATCCGGCATTATGTTACAGAAATCGAGACACCCCTTTTTATTAAACCAATTATTTGCTATCTCATTACCAATACTATTGTCTTTATAAAAGTGCTCAAATAACAGTTCGTCTATATCGTCCGATGTATTATGACTATGTAGTCTTTTTAAATTAGTGATTATTTTTATAATTTCGTTTTCTAGAAACCCGTCATGTTCATTTTCAGAGCTGTCTGCCATATATTTTACCTACATAAATTTATCGTCTAATTTATAATGTTTAATTATATAAAAAAATATAACGCTAGCTATTAGCCATATACACATAGCCTTTATTATTGGCATTGCGATGCCGTCTGAATTGTTAAGGTAATACCCCATACACGCACAACTTATAAATAAAAGAATCAATGAATATGTTGTGCTAATAGTAAATTGTGCGATGAACTTATTGGTCTTTCCACTTTCCTTCATAAAATAAATCGTCGGAATTAATGATATCGGAAAAGACCACCATATCGCACCCATTAATGGGTCCATATAGGTACCTATGTAGCTTATACTGGCAGTTATCAACCCACCAAGTACAAAATTTTTAAACAGATCATATAGCAACGAGGTCATATATATATATATATATATAGTTTTATTATACTAGCTTTTCAAAAATAAAAGAGGTTTTATTTCCGTCTTTTGTGCCTACCAGGTCTCCTACGTGAATTGGTATACCATCATTATAACTGTCTAAATCATAGACCATGTTATTCTCGGGGTTAATGGCATAAGTAATACCGTCACTCGGATTTTTCCACGTCTTTGCTCTCCATTTTTTAGTTATTTTATTCTGTTCGGCCAGCGTGTCGTTCTCTTCGTCACCAATCCCAGGCACATAGGCAAATTTATTAGATTCAATCTGTCCAAACGAGAAACACTTTAATTGCTCTTTATCATCCTTACCGGAATGGATGATACAATCTATTGACGACTCTTTCACGGCCTTCAGCAGCTTATTAGTAAGTTCTTTTTTCATATTTGAGATTTCATATAATGCCTCGTCGCTGGTCAATATTTTCTTAGGATTAATTCTACTCTTATCCTTCAATCTTAATTCAACCGCTTCATCGTTTTCTATCTGTTCTTTGGTGAATTCCATAAGATATACGAATACTTTTACGGTCTGTAACTCAATGTCTAATTTCTGGTGACTACATATACGTCTGGCTCTACCAATAACCTGTTGTATACGAACTGGATGCCAATATGGTTCGGTTATGTGAACAAATCTTACATTTTTAAGAGAAATTCCTTCTGCGCCTGATGCAGTAATCATAAGCGTCTTAATTATTCCACCCAACATATTATCTTCAGACATATTTCTAAGCTCTTGGGATAGTTTCGGACTTAGGAGGTCCCAGTCTCCATTAAATATATTGCGGATTATCTCCTTCTCTTCCGATGATTCTGTACCGGTATAGAGAGCAAATTTAGGCTTATCCATATCCTCTGGTAAAATATCTATCTTCCATGAACCAGCTACATTTTTAAGCTTGAATTGTGAAAATCCGTTTGCCTCTAATACGAGTTTGAATATACCAATACCTTCAAGCGTTCTGAACTGCGTATATACTAAATGCAGTCCTTCGAAATCATCGTTCTGTATATTTTTAAGCATTCTTAGAAATTTTGGACTATACTCTTGTAGGGCCTCGGGTGTGAGATATTTGTCCTTATCTTCCTCTAGTTTTGCGAGCGCCTGGTCTATTCTGTCCTGATACGACACATTGTCTGTAACTACCTCATTCAACTCGTCATATTCATATGTTCCCTCTACATTGTTTATCATCTCCTCTTTTGATACCGCATCGATTTTATTCTCATTGTTATCCCCTTTTAATATCGCAGATTCCAAATCATTAACATTATCGGGAAGAGGCCTTATTATATGTGGGCGTGGAAAGACAAAATTACAGAATGCTCGTGAAAATATGCGATATGTGGATGATGACTCTTCGAATAGTCCAGCCGACATTTGTTTTTTCTGATTTTTGGCGTTTTGTGATTCAGTTTTTCTCTCGCTGGCACGCGACTCTTCGTAGATAGTAAATTGGAAACTGCTCATCGGGATATTAATGACTTCCAAATCAACTGTTTCATTATACCTAGGCATGAGACTCTCCATATCTCTAAAATATGACGTTAGACCCAATATACGCCTCTTAAATAGTTTCATATTCTTAACATCATTCGTGGTTTCATCCACAAACGCCTTCTTAAATTCTACCAGTGTATCAGGCAATGCCTTATATGATTCAGATTTTATATCTGTTGGTTTCAGTCTAAATCCGTTTTTAGCCAATAATCCTGTAATTTTAGTCACGAACTCATCGTCTGTTAATTCGCCTCGCTCACCAAGATGTACACCCTTATAATCTTCCTTCTGAACCTTGTTTACAAATCCAAATGGATTCCTGGTTATAATTAATGTAGTAGATGTCGGTTTGTAATCAATATAATCCAACATATTTCCACCAAATGTCTTACTAGTAAATATTTTTTCAAAGAACTTCTTGTCCACCCGCTTATCGTTTTTAATCGTTAGTTTAAAAGACCACGACTTAATTTTACCGCGCAGAATATTAAATAGAATCGCAATCTCATTCGGTTTGTTAATAATCGGTGTTCCTGTTAGAAGAACCATTTTGGCGTTGTGAGCATTCATTAAATACTCATACATTTTACCTGATAAAGTGTCCTCCCTCCCCATTTTATTGACGATTCTTCCTATAAAATTATGTGCTTCGTCTATCACTACGACGGCATTATCAAATGGATTAATAGTATAATTATTAGTCATTTTCCGTAATGATTCGTTGCGCAAACCGTTGTAATTAATAAACCTATACTTGTTGTCTATCATCTTATTCAATTGTTTATCGAGACTACTCTTTTCATTAGCATCTAATGTATCAAAATTTGTGGGTTTTGTTACATTCATTAACCACGCCCCTTTTTGTTTATTAATAAAGTCTACTGGAATTGATAGTGACTGCGATAAAATATTAATTGTCTCCTTCTTATTCTCACCCATTACATCAACGGATATAAACTCCCACCACTGATTTTTTTTATACATATCATCGCCGCATTTTTTCAGCTCTTCCTTATAATTCATACTCAGCGATGCTGGTGTCATTATAATAACACGTCTGCTACTTTTAAGACCTTCCGCGATGGCAATTGACGAGCACGTTTTACCAGACCCTAATCCGTGATATAGCAATACACCTCTATAAGGCGTATATTGTGAGATATAATCTCTAACCAGTTTTTGATGAGACATCAGTTTAAATCCATCACCATCTGTTTTATCACACGATGCGTTCTTCTTGTCGCGCGCAATATCCAATTTATACTTGTTGAAAATGCCTGTTACAAAATTTACAAATATCTGTCTATTATTAAGATAATATGCCGACGCTCTTATCTTGTTAACCTCTTGTTTGGTCCCTATTCTGTTTCCAATAGTTTCATTATTAATTTCAACCGATACAACCGGACCTATGTTAGCTATACCTTCGGGTGCCTTTGTTTTTTCAATGATAATTTTTGGAGCGACTGTAGGATCATTGGATTTTAATTTAATCTTGCGTTTTATTTTCTTTGGTTTTTTTGTTACAGCATCCTGTATGTCGGTTGGGACATTGTCCTGTATGTCGGTTGGGACATTGTCCTGTATGTCGGTTGGGACATTGTCCTGTACGTCGGTTGGGACATTGTCCTGTATGTCGGTTGGGACATTGTCCTGTATGTCGGTTGTGACATTGTCCTGTATGTCGGTTGGGACAATGGTGGCCAACCTATTTCGCTTGTCTATATTTCGTAGGTTCCCTTTAATGTTTTTTATAAACTCCATCCTATCAATTGTGGAATTTTGAGTATTATTTATAACCCTTATATTAATTCCCACACGTTCTCGTGATTTCGGTGTTTTCTTAACCTTTAATTGTTCAAAAAATTCATTTGGCATCTATGAAATTAGGAAACAAAAAATTTTTACGTTAATCAATAATATCTAATGCCTTCTGACAAGCAATTTGTTCGGCTTTCTTTTTAATCTTGTGTGTGGCGCTGGAAAGAAATACGAATATATGTTCGCCTTTATCTGACAATTTGGTTATATTATTAAAAGAACCATACTCTGAAAACTCCTGTGCATCGTCAATATTAACAGCGTGAATCTCCTTATTCAAACAAATATATACACCCATTTCATATCCTTTATCAATATCGTGTGATATTTCAAGATAATCAGGAGTGGTCTTAAACTCTTTTTGAATTTTAACCTGTAGTATATTTTTATAATTGTCATCGGTGCTGACCAATTTTACAAAATCAACATGTTTGTCAAATATGCTCTCTACAAATAGTTGCGACATTTGAAACCCTGGACCACAATGAAATATATTCTTGAACCATCCGTCCTCGTCGGAGATATCTATTTTATTGAAATCAAGAAATAATGCGCCAAGGAATGCCTCGAATAAGCAACCAAGTTTTTTCAAGTTAGTCCGTGTTTTTTTCTCTTCGGCGTGTCTCGACATAATTAGCCATTTATTGAGTTTCATTTCATATGCCAATCGACCGATATGTTCGTTTTTAACCAGAGCAATTTTCTTCTCCGTCATAAACCCCTCATCCGCTTTAGGAAAACGTCTATACAAATTATATTTTGTAATCAGCTCTAGAACACCGTCTCCAATGAACTCAAGGCGTTCGTTTGACTTTGTTTTCAATGCTATACAGTCAGCTGGTTTATCTACAATAGTAATATTAGCGTCGGTGTTCTCGATTACAGGGCGCTTCGTATACGATTTGTGTACGAATGCGCGCTTATATAGGTCTAGATTATTAACCTTAGCTGTAACTCCATATGTTTTTAGAATATATTGAACTTCGTTCAATGTAATCTCTCTGTTCTCAGAATTGAATGGGTCAAATACGAGGTTACCATCCTCTGAAATAACGTCACCATCCTGTGTGATACTTTTAATATCTTCCATCGTGCTCATTAAATTATATAGTGACCATTATTTAAACCTTTATATAAACAATATAATGCATAATTAAGATTGTAGAAAGTAATTTAAAAAAATATCGTAAACTAATTGAATGCTAATTAAAATAGATGTAAGAGAGACATCTTTAATCGAAAAATGTGAAAACATGGTATCTAATTTCCAAAACATAAAATTACAGATTGTCCAATTACATATTGGAGACGCAATTATATGTGATGATGAAGGTTGTGAGTTGATAGTAATAGAGAGAAAGACGCTTAATGACCTGGCCTCCAGTATAAAGGACGGACGCTATAAGGAACAAGGTTATAGATTAAACGGAATGCCTCAACACAATCATAATATTTTTTATTTAGTTGAAGGAACGTTACAGACATATAATCCAAATAAATCACATCTAGAGAGAAAGGCACTACTTTCTTCGTTCATCTCAATTACTTACTTTAAGGGATTTTCAATACATAGAACCGATAATGTCATGGAGTCGGCAGAGTGGATGCTTGCCTATGCTAATAAAATTCACAAAGAAAAGACCAAACCATACTATAATGATATTAATGAGATGGAAGTGAATAAACCAATGGATTATGTCAATGTTGTATCAAAGGTGAAAATGGACAATATTACAAAGGAAAATATTGGCGCGATAATGTTATCTCAAATACCACGTGTTAGTTCTAAGATTGCGATAGCAGTTATGGAAGTATATGAAACAATATACAACCTTATTATAGAATTGAAGAAAAACCCTAAAATACTGGAGGGACTTTCATTAGAGTCAAATGGTAAATTTAGAAAAATATCAAAAACAGCCACAGCTAATATATATAACTATCTGATACCTAATAGCAATCCTAGTATATCCGTAGATACAGAATAGATATTATAACAACATATTATATATGGCTAGAAAGGTAAAAGAGACCTTAAAATATATATGTATTTTAATCATCGTATCTATACCAGTATTAATTATAATTAGAACTACAAATTGGCAATCATCGATTATCACAAGAATGATAAAGACACGGGAAGGATACAGTATGAATGATATAGATGATGATGAGGGTGATGAGGATGGTGAGGGTGATGAGGG